TTGAAAAGGTGTGCTGGACCGAATATCATATTATGGTTCAAAACATTGTTAAGCAAGTAAAAGAGAAAGGATGGCCACAGCAAGTGGTCGCTCTTGGACGTGGTGGATTCATTCCTGGAGTCCACCTATCACACCTACTAGAGGTTCCTCTGGTACCACTAATGTGGCAGACTCGTGACGGTCAAGTCAACGAGAATATCACTACAGATAAGCACACGTTGATCGTCGACGATATCAACGACTCGGGTCAAACCCTTACCGAAGTAGTTAGCAACAATACCTGGAATGGTTATCTGTGGACTGCTGTGTTGGTTAACAAGACACATAGTTCGTTTACTAATGTTGATTATGTTGGTATGACCAGCGATAATAGCGATTGGATTTCGTTCCCATGGGAACGGTGAATAGGAGATATGATGAAGTTTAGTGATAAGATTCGTGAGCGGTTAGAGAGAGCTGGTAAGCGGTATTGGGCTGGTGATAACATCAGTGACTTTATTGGTGAGGATGAGTTAGAGGATCTGATCGATGAGGCCGAGCTAGCCTTTGAGGATGTACTACAGGCTTTGGTGATTGATCCTGAAGATCCTAACAGCGCGGACACTCCTCGTCGTCTAGCCAAGATGTATATCAACGAGCTCATGGAAGGACGGTATCATGCTCGTCCTCGTGTAGCTGCATTCCCTAACGATAACTCCGAAGACCGCTACACTGGCATGCTTGTAGTACGAGCTGAGTTAAAGTCCATGTGCTCACATCACCACCAGCCAGTACGCGGCACTGCATACATTGGAATCATTCCTGGTGTTAAGGTAATTGGCCTATCCAAGTATGCTCGTATTGCTCAGTGGTGTGCTCGTCGTGGTACTTTACAAGAAGAGCTTACTCGTAACATTGCTGAAGAGATTATGGCCGCGACAGGTAGTGAAGATGTAGGCGTATACATTCAAGGTACTCACGGTTGTATGGAAAACCGAGGTGTGTGTGCTCACTCATCTTTAACTCAGACTTGTGTACTACGTGGTCAGTTCTATAGCGCTTCTATTAAGCAGGAGTTCTATGACAACATTAAATTGCAGCAAGGCGCAGTCGCCAATGCAGTCGGATGACATAAAAGATATCCTTGGCGAAGATACACTCCACAGGATATTCAGCAAACGTCATATTAATCAAAAGTTACTTATTGATGTACCAGACGGTATCTACGATCATGTTTCGAAAAAAGGTCTTGGATGGCGTATGGTAATTGTCGATAAGTTCATGACTCACATTATATCAAATAGGTGGATAGAAAAAGGTGGACCTTTGGACCTACCTGATGTAATATCCAAGACTCCTTTTGGAACCTATCCGGACATATCATGACTAAAGCGAAAAAGTATATTTGGATTACCTATCAGAAAGAAGGTATCCACCATTATCCTGATGCACCTAAAGGTGTGGAGTTCCTGAGAAATCCTCATCGTCATATGTTTCACTTCAAGGTTGAGATTGAGGTGTTTCATGACGATAGGGATATTGAGTTTATCTTGTTTAAGAGAGAGCTGGAAGGACTGTACGCTGATGGTACATTACAGCTCAACCATAGGTCTTGTGAGATGATGGCTGATGATCTTGCTGACTATATCCATTTGAACTATCCTAAGCGTAGATTTACCATTACCGTAAGCGAAGACGGAGAAAACGGAGCGACTTGTTATTATGATTGACTTTTGTCACATCGCACCAACGCCACACCTTGACCTAGTCAAGGATCGTAAGACACATCTATTGCTTGCTCATCTTGTTGAAGATGATCCAGACTATGTTAAGTTCTACGTTGATCTCAAGAACAACAACCGTGGCTTGACTTACATTCTGGACAACAGTGCATTCGAGATGTACAAGCAAGGTCGTCAGATGTACCCATCTAACAAGCTGATTGAGATGGGTGAAAAGATTGACGCGGACTACATTGTAATGTCTGACTATCCTGGTGAGTCAGGTCAGCGTACAATTAGTGCGGCTTGCTTTATGGCACCTCAATTGCGAGAAGCTGGCTTTGGTACTTTCTTTGTACCTCAATCAGAGATTGGTAACATCCGAGATTACCTCGAGACCTGTTTGTGGGCATCAAGGATTCACCATGTAGACTATATTGGTATTTCTATCCTTGGCGTACCCAATGCTTATGGTGTAGAGAAGGACAATAAGTTACAACGATTTGTTAGTCGATGGAAAGTACTGACAAAGCTAACGCGTATGGGCTTCTTTGGTAATGTTGTAATGAATAAGAAGAAAATTCATATGCTTGGTATGGTTGATGGACCTAATGAGATTGATCTAGTTAAGCACTTCCCTATTGATACTTGGGATAGCAGTGCTGCTGTGTGGACTGGTCTTAACGGTATACGGTTTGATGGATCACCTACTGGTCTTATTGATGGAAAGTTTGAGAAAGAAGTTGACTTTAACTTCCATACAGATGATACTAGCCTGGTGAATACAGCACTTGATAATATGGCATATATTGACAGGCTTTGTGCAAATGAGTGAGAAGTTTAGATTTAATGAAGATAAAATTCTATCCGAAGCATTAACGTATCTCGAGTCTACCTATGCTGGCCACTATGTTGGTGAGCTAGCGGGTAGAGAGCAGAACAATATTCAGACTATTGACGTGTGGCAGACCCTAGGGTCTGTCGACACTACGTGTCGGGATACTGCTATCAAATACTTAATGCGGTATGGCAAGAAAGAGGGACACAATAAGAAGGACTTGCTAAAAGCAATCCATTATATTGTTTTGTTATGGTACTTTACACAGGATACATTTGAGGATGATTCACCTAGCATCACCAAACTCGAAATCGTCACTAAGTAAGTTCGACGGCGATCAAGTACAACCTAATGCAATTGACCTACGTGTGGATAAAATCTTCCAGACGTATGGTCAAGTGTTTGTAATTAGTGAGCAAGAAAAGACTCATCGAGAGTCAAGAGAGATACATCCTACTGATGACTGGTGGAGACTTGATGAGGGTAGCTACGAGATTATTATGGAAGGTATTGTCTCTATTGGTGATGATGAAGCTGGTTGGGTAATCACTAGATCAAGTCTCAATCGTAACGGATGCTTCATTACATCTGGATTATATGACTCTGGGTACGAAGGCGTGATGGCAGGTGTCCTTCATGTAAACAATGGACCGATTAGAATCAAACGTGGTACTCGTGTAGGACAATTCCTGTTATTTAAAGCTGAAGCGCTGAACCAGTACGATGGTGATTATGGTGTCGGTAAGCAGCATGATCAAAAGTATGGAGAAGGTTAATGGAAGTTGAAGTTAGTATTGAAGAGCTGCGCAAGCGTAAGTTAATGGTATGTACGCCCATGTATGGTGGTATGTGTGCTGGTACTTACACTAAGTCGTCAACCGACCTTGCGCAGGCAGCTGCAAAGTATGGAGTGGAGTTGGTCTTCTTCTACTTGTTTAACGAGTCGCTAATTACACGTGCACGTAACTATTGTGTCGATACATTCATGCGATCAGATTGCACTCACATGATCTTCCTGGATAGTGACATTGGATTTGACTTTAATGATGTGCTCGCTATGCTTGCTCTTATGAGTGAAGATAGTGATTACGATATTATGTGTGCTCCTTATCCTAAGAAGACGATTGCTTGGGAGAAGATCAAGGATGCTGTTGATCGAGGATATGCTGACGACAATCCAAACGAGCTGGATAACTTTGTTGGTGACTTCGTATTTAATCCTGCCGCTGGTTCTGGTACGTTTAAGTTAGATGAACCAGTGGAGGTACTAGAGGGCGGTACTGGATTTATGATGATTCAGAAGAGGGCGTTTGAGAAGTTCGACAAAGCATATCCACAGCAGAAGTATCTACCAGACCATGTACGTACTAAGGACTTTGATGGCAGCCGTGAGATTATGGCTTACTTTGATACTGTTATCGACGAAGAGAGCAAGCGTTATCTTTCTGAAGACTATATGTTCTGTCAGTGGGCACGTAAGGCTGGCATTAAGGTTTGGTTGTGTCCGTGGATGAAAACGTCTCACATGGGCTCATTCTTCTTTGGTGGCTCATTGATACACCTTGCTCAGATTGGTGCATCAGCTACTGTTGATATTAACAAGGTTAAGAAGGTTAAGCGATGAAATTAACGCAACGTACTTTTCAAGTACTGAAGAACTTCTCTACTATCAACCCAACGCTGTGTGTATCGAAGGGTAATGTGATCCGTACTGTATCACAGAATAAGACTGTGTTAGCACAAGCTGCTGTACAAGAAGAGTTTCCACGTGAGTTTGCTATATACGATCTTAGTGAATTCTTAGGCGTGGTTAGTCTTTTCGATGAACCAGACTTTGACTTTGATACGTACTACGTTTCTATTAGCGATGATAACAAAGCGAGCAGTCACTACTTCTATGCTGATAAGTCAATGGTTACCATACCACCTGACAAAACAGTAACATTACCGGATGAACCAATTAAGTTTGATCTTGGTGATAAAGTATTGAAGCACTTGCTACAAGCAGCATCGGTAATGGGGTTACCAGAACTTATCATTCAGGGTGATGGTGAAACAATCAAGGTACTTGCTACCAATACTAAGAACACAACTGCCCATCAGTTTTCCTACGAGGTCGGTAAGACAAGCGAGCAGTTCAAGGTTGTGTTCAAAGTAGAGAACCTTAAACTGATTGCTGGAACATATAATGTGACCATCTCTACACAGAGACTGGCGCAGTTTACATTAACAGATGGATCTCTGACATATTGGATTGCTATGGAAGGTTCATCTTACTTTGGAGGACAATAGGGTTGGCTAAGAAGGTTGGAAACAATATCCTAGGAGTAAGTACTAATCGTAATCTTGGCAGTAAGCGTACCAGCATCGGCCGAGGTAAAGTTAAGATGAGTTCTATGAATAAGTCTGCTAAGCGTGGCTTTAAAAAGTATCGAGGACAAGGGTAAGGAGGGAGCTATGGGAGCATTAGCATTGTGGTTTTTGGTGCTGACTCTTGGTGCATGTGGTGTCGCACTTTATTCGATCAAAAACTAATTTTTTATTATGAGCGTATGTGATGTCAAAAGATTTCTTATGGGTCGAAAAGTATCGACCTAAGACTATTGGTGATACAATTCTACCAGACGAGCTGAAGGAAACCTTTCAGCAATTTGTAGATCAAGATAGCATTCCTAACCTCTTACTGTCTGGAGGTCCTGGTGTAGGTAAGACTACAATTGCTCGAGCTATGTGCGAGCAGCTTAATGTCGACTACATTGTTATCAATGGATCGATGAATGGTAACATCGATACTCTTCGTACAGAGATCAAGGACTTTGCATCGACCATCTCATTTACAGGTAACCGTAAGTATGTCATCCTCGATGAGGCTGACTATCTGAACCCACAGTCTACTCAACCAGCTCTCCGTAACTTTATGGAAGAGTATAGTAAGAACTGTGGGTTCATTCTTACCTGCAACTTCAAGAACCGTATTATCGATCCTCTTCACTCTCGATGCAGCGTGATTGAGTTTAAAATAAACGGTAAAGACAAAGCCTCTATGGCTAGCCAGCTGTTTAAGCGTGTCAAAGCGATTCTAAGCGATGAAAACGTCTCTTATGATCAGAAGACCCTAGCTGAGCTTATTACCTTATACTTCCCGGATTTTAGGCGTGTAATCAACGAACTGCAAAGGTACAGTGCTACTGGTAGTATCGATAGCGGTATACTTGCTAACCACAGTAGTAACATTGCAGACCTTGTTGGCATCCTAAAGAGCAAGAAGTTTGTCGATATGCGTAAGTGGATTGCTGACCATAAGGATATGGATACTGCTCAACTATATCGACAACTGTATGACAACGCTTCACAGTATGTTAAACCTCAAAGTATTCCACAGCTTGTTGTCACTTTAGCTGACTACCAATACAAAGCTGCGTTTGTAGCTGACCATGAGATTAACAACGTAGCTTGTATGACCGAGCTTATGATGGAAATCGACTGGGTATGAATCCTTTTGACTATCTAAACGCTATCAACGATACAAAAGAAAACGTAATCGAGGATAGCGACAACCCTGAACTAGCTGAAAAGTTATATCCACCTTATCTCGTTAATAGAGGACTGTCGTTCTTTATCGACACAGTATATCTTGCTAACGAGATGAACCGTCACCACCACTTACAAAACAAGATGCAATTCGATTTTCTTATAAATATCGTAAGAAAGAAAAAGCGTTTTAGCAAGTGGTTTAAAGCGCAACCTGATGAAGAAGTCGAAGCTGTCATGAATTATTATGGATACAGCCAGGACAAAGCACGTCAGGTTGTAGGCTTACTTACCCAAGACCAAATAACTCAAATAATAGAGCGTCAGCGTAAGGGTGGATTGAATGACGGTATCAGTAGATCAGATGGTTGAAGTAACTTTAAATGAACAAGATGACTTTCTAAAAGTACGTGAAACTCTCACACGTATCGGTATTGCATCTCGTAAAGATAAGACCTTGTATCAATCATGTCATGTTCTGCATAAGCAGGGCAGGTACTACATTGTGCATTTCAAAGAACTGTTTGCTTTAGATGGCAAACCAGCTAACTTTGATCAAGGTGACCTAGCAAGACGAAACACAATTGCAAACTTATTGAATGACTGGGGACTAATTAAGTTGGTCGACGAAAGCAAATCAGCCGACCCAGTAGCACCCATGTCTCAGATTAAGATTATCCCTCACAAGGACAAAGACGAATGGACACTGGAAGCGAAGTACACAATCGGTCGAAAGAAGTAATCATTAACGAATGGTTAAGTGAGACGACCGATACTGTCATGAAGTATGTGGTTGTGGAGAAGATTGATGGTAACGTCAGTCGTTCTCAACTTTGCTCTACAATTGAAGAAGCCAGCCAGTTGCAACAACAATGGCAATCTTAATAAAAACTTAATATAAACTTCTTCAAATTACTTCATTTTTAAAACCGCTTTTATTTAAATACTCTCGTGGCAATGTCGCCATGCTTCGAGGGTATACCTATGGCACTTTCAAGGTACGAGAAACAAGGTCTTGTAATCAGCCTCACCGTTATTGTTTTGGTTGCTACATTCTTTCCAATGCTGGTACTATCTGCACCATCCGAACACAACTACAAGGCAAAGCAAAACGACTGGGAGTATACTTATCGACATCGCGAAGGTGCTTGGCACTTTGAAGTTGGTAACAAGGTTGGTCCTGTCGAAGTAATGTATCGATATGCCGACTTGAGAAACACTCGTGAGAACCGTATTAAGTTCACACATGAGTTATTCTCATACAAAGACCTAACTCTTGAACATCGAATGGAGTATCGTTCGTTCGACAAGAAAGAAGATCACTGGCGTTATCGATTTATCCTTGAGTACACTCCTCACATCTATGGTCCTTTTTATCTTTATGCCAAGCTACAACCACGTTGGGCATTCAGAGATGGAGGTACAAAGTTTGACGCTAGAGATCAGTTTGGTATTACATACAAACAGGATAACTGGAAGATAACTCCTTTCATTGAACGTAAGGGTATGGAAGGTTATGACAAGCAGATGACAGTAATTGGTACACACTTTGAAATAAAGTTGCCTTAATGTAAATTTGTTTAATAAATGTTGCCAAGGACGGCGATTTCCTGTATAAATACAGGTGCTGATGCGGATGGTCCGGTCAGTAGACAACAACCTTGCTTTTAACTAAGGAGGCACCAAAATGGTAGCAACTAAAGCATTTTCTTTTCCACGTTCACATTTCATTGGTTTTGATCACGTATGGTCAGAGATAGAGCGTCTGTCTAACATGACAGAAAACAAGCTGTATCCTCCTCACAACGTTGTCAAGAAAGATGAGACAAACTTTTCCATTGAGCTTGCTCTTGCCGGATACAACAAAGAACAGTTGACCGTAGAAGTAAAAGACGGGATACTAGTCGTATCTGGAGGAAAGGAAGGAGATAGTGAACGTGAGTATCTCCATCGCGGAATTTCTGCAAAGAAGTTCACCCGCACCTTTAGACTATCTGAGCACGTTGTCGTTGATGGAGCTGACTTCATTGACGGCCTACTCGTTATTGATCTAAGAGTAGAAGTCCCAGAAGAAAAGCGTCCCCGTTTAATTCCAATCGGAACAGAGTTACTAACGGAGGAGAAATGAAACCGCGAGTCTTTCGCAGGTTCAATACGTATGGAATCTATTTACTTTCTGCAATAATCGGATTCACATATTTGTATTCAATTAACCTGCTTATCTAACCCGAGGCCCTTCGGGGCCTCATCAAGGATATATTATGTCAGTAAAAATCGTTAGGATGTTATCAGGTGAAGATGTACTTTGTGATTGTGAAGACAAGGACCACTTCTTTGAATTTCAAGATGCTGTCGTTGTCGTACCTACTCAAAATCAAAGCGTGCAATTTGTACCGTACAGTCCATTCAGTACCAAAGATCCTTTGATGATCAATAAGGACATGGTTGTATTTGTTACGGAGCCAGACAACAGTCTTGTTAACCAACACAAAAAAATGTTCGGTGGAATTATTACTCCAGATTCAATGCTTGTCTCTTAATTAGTTTTAGCGTATACTCCTATCTATGAGTAAACCTTTCTATACTAGTGTAACGAGATCTGGTAACTATATTTACTTCCGTGGATACAACAACGGTAAACGTATCCAGAAGAAAGTAAAATATAAACCAACTCTCTACGTTGCAAGTCCCGACCCGACTGAGTTCAAATCACTAAGAGGTGCTTATCTTGGTGAGATGGACTTTGAGTCTATTCATGATGCCAGTGACTTTCTCAAACGTCATCGCGATGTTGATAACTTTGAGATACATGGTAACACCAACTTCATCCAGCAGTTCATTAGCGATGCGTTCCAAAACGTAATCGAATTCGATAGAGATGTCATTAACGTAACGTCAATTGATATCGAGGTTCAGTCTGATCAAGGATTCCCTAGACCAGAAGAAGCTAACCATCCTGTTACTGCAATTACCATTAAGAACAACATCGATAACGTATACTATGTTTGGGGTATGGGTGATTGGAATCACGATAGCTCTATTGTAAACCATTTGACGGTTCAGTATACGAAGTGTGCTAACGAAAAGGATCTACTTCAAAAGTTCATGGATCAATGGGCATCTAACTACCCAGATGTAGTTACTGGATGGAACAGTAGGATGTTCGATACGGTATATCTTGTTAACCGTATCAACAAGGTGCTTGGTGATGGTCATGCTAACAAGTTGTCACCTTGGATACATGACATGCGTAATCCAATCAGACAACGTACATTACAGCTTGGACAGAATGAAGTTGAGGTATTTGAGATAAACGGTCTCGAGCAGCTTGACTACCTCGATCTGTTTAAGAAGTTTGCATACAGCTACGGTACTCAAGAATCATACAAGCTAGATCATATCGCACACGTAGTGCTTGGTGATAGTAAGATCGACTACAGTGAATATGGATCACTCAATGCTCTGTACATTAATGACTTCCAAAAGTTTATCGATTATAATATCAAGGACGTTGAGATTGTAGACCGTCTTGAACATAAGATGGGTCTCGCTACACTGTGTATGACTATTGCATACAAAGGCAAGGTAAACTACGCTGATGCATTTGGTTCTGTAGGAGTATGGGATGCTCTAATCTTTAACGAGCTACGTGATCGGGGAATCATCTGCCCACCTAAACGTGATAACACCAAGGAGCGTAAGATCGAAGGTGCTCATGTTAAGGATCCTCAAGTCGGTATGCACGACTGGGTAATGTCTTTTGACTTAAACAGTCTATATCCTCATATCATCATGCAATACAATATGTCACCTGAGACTATTGTCGACAAGGTGCATTCGTTTGATCTATTGAAGCGTGACAACACGAACGGTAGCTACGAATCGTCTGTAGAGTATCTACTTGATCAGAACAAACTAGACATTGCACCCGAGCATTGTATGGCTGGCACTGGCCAGTTCTTTAAGGTGACGGAGAGAGGACTATTTCCTCAGCTTGTTGATAACCTTTACAACGAACGTAAAGGATACAAGAAGCAGATGCTCGATGTCGAGCAGAGAATACAGGACGAGGGATCATCGTACGAGCTTGAGAGAGAAGTAACAACTCTCGATAACAAGCAGATGGCTATTAAGATTCTAATGAATAGCCTTTATGGTGCGATGTCTAACGAGTACTTCAGATACTATGACATTCGCATTGCTGAGGGTATTACTATTAGTGGCCAGCTGACTATCCGCTGGGCTGAGAAACATCTCAACCAATATATGAATAAGGTGCTTGGTACGGATAACAAGGACTATGTGATTGCTATCGATACCGACTCGCTTTACATTAACATGGGTGGTCTTGTTGAGAAAGCCAAACCTAAAGATCCTGTTAAGTTTCTTGATAAGGTTGCTACAGAAAAGATTGAGCCAATGCTTGATCTTGCTTACAGTAAGCTGAGAGATTATCTTAACGCTTACGAACAGAAGATGGTAATGGCTCGAGAGGTTATTGCATCGAAAGGCGTGTGGACTGGTAAGAAGCATTACGTGCTAAACGTACATAACAGTGAAGGTGTCCAGTACAAAGAGCCTAAGCTAAAGATGATGGGTATTGAGGCTGTTAGGTCCTCTACTCCAGCAGTGTGTCGTCAGATGTTTAAGGATACTCTCAGGGTTATCCTCGAACAAAACGAACCTCAAGTACAAAATCATATAAGAGAGCTACGCGAAAAGTTTGCAAAAATGCCTATAGAGGATATTGCATTTCCACGCTCTGTTAACCGTTTACCCTTCTATAAGGACAGTGTAACGCTGTTTAAGAAGGGTACACCGATACAAGTACGCGCAGCACTAACATACAATTTCTACGTGGATCAACATCAGCTCAACAATAAATATGAGAAGATATACTCAGGTGAGAAGATTAAGTTCTGCTACCTGAAACAACCCAACAAGGTACAGAGTAATGTCATTGCATTTCCTCAAATCTTGCCTGAAGAGTTTGGTGTACGCGAGCATGTGGATTACGATACCCAGTTTGATAAGGCTTTTGTTGAACCCGTCAAGAGTATTCTGGATGCTGTTGGTTGGGAGGTAGAACCTAGAGCCACTCTGGAGGCATTCTTCTAATGAGCGATAACATCTACAACGCTTTCGACTTTGGTTTCTCTATTGTCGATGAGCAAGAGCTTGAAGCAGTACAAGCAGCTCACGAACAAGTACAAACTACTTCTGCAACTGCGGAGGAAATACAGGCGCGCCTTACAAAACTGTATGACGCTGTACAACCACTCCTCAACAATCTCCGTCAAAGTGCTGATAAAGAATACATCTGGTGGCCCAATCGATTAGAAAAGATTGAGCAGTTCCAGGATATGTTAGATGGGATCTACAAAGGCCAGTAATGGGTCTCCTTACTCTTGTTATGGCGCTTGCTATATCTGGTGTAGCAGCGTGGTATAGTATAGCAGGACTAATTGCTATCTTTTCTGGAGCGACCACCGCTATCATTATTATGGGTGGTGTGTTGGAAGCAGGTAAGCTAGTTACAGCTTCTTGGTTGTACCGTAACTGGAAGCAAGTACCATTCTTGCTAAAATCATATCTTACATCAGCGGTAGTTGTGTTAATGTTTATCACCTCTATGGGTATCTTTGGCTTTTTGTCAAAGGCACATTTGGAACAATCTATATCAGTAGGTGGCACAAATGAACTTCAAATTGAAAACCTGGAGCGACAGATTGCACGCCAGCAATCAATCGTTGCAGACTCAGAAACTGTTCTCTCGCAACTGGACGCGCAGGTTCAAACGCTCATCGATTATGACCGAATTAGAGGTCCTTCGGGTTCGATTGCAACTCGCCAAGGTCAGGCAGAAGAGAGGCAAGCACTCAACGAGACTATCGATGCTGCGTACATTCGAATTGAAGAACTTCAAACGACCCTCACGCCGCTTCAACAAGAAAAGCTGGCAATCGAGGTCGAAGTTGGTCCTTTAAAATATATTGCTGAACTAATCTATGGAGATCAAGCTCGTGACTTTTTTGATGAAGCCGTACGTTGGGTTATTTTGCTTATTGTCTTTGTATTCGATCCACTCGCTGTTCTTTTGCTCATCGCAGCTAACATAACCCTTACTCAGCCCAAGTCTCCCAAGCCATTAAGAGAGACTGAAGCTGTTGTTGTTGGTGAGATAAACGATGACTGGTTGACAGAAACAGTTCAGGTTGAAGACGAACAATTAGATGACTATGAGGTTACTGAGTGGGAAGTATTAAATACAACTACTTCAAAAGATACGCTAAAAAGTATGCTTAGGAGCGTTGATCAAAAGTTAGTAGACCTGTATACTCACCGTAACACTTTAGAAAACAAACAAGAGAAGCGTTCACTGCAGCGCTTAAAGAAAAAGATTATTGATAAACTTAATGATGAGGAATCCAATGAGTGACTTCTTTCGTGATATTGTAAAACAACTTAATGATGAAAACACAACCATTGCTGAAGACGGATTAGCTAGTGCTGAGTACAGTGGCAACATTGATACTGGTAGCTACATCCTAAACGCTGCTCTAAGTGGAAGTATCTTTGGTGGTGTTCCCAATAACAAGATTACAGCGTTCGCTGGTGAGTCTGCTACAGGTAAGACCTTCTTTGTAATGGGTGTAGTCAAGAAGTTTCTCGATGACCATGACGACGGTGCAGTGTTCTACTTTGACACCGAGGCTGCTGTAACTAAGGAGATGATGAAGCAGAGAGGTATTGATACCAACCGAGTAATCATCAGCGAGCCAGATACTATTCAACGGTTCCGTCATACAGCGCTTCAGATCCTAGACAACTACAACAACACATCTGGTGAAAAGCCACCTATGATGATGGTGCTAGACTCGCTCGGTCAGCTGTCTACTACTAAAGAGGTTGAGGACACTGCATCTGGTAGCGAGACCCGTGACATGACTAAGGCTGCTACTCTCAAGGCTACGTTCCGAGTACTAAACCTAAAGCTAGCAAAAGCTAACGTACCAATGCTAGTTACTAACCATGTCTACGAAGTTGTAGGATCTTACATCCCAACCAAAGAGATGGCTGGTGGTAGCGGTCTCAAGTACACTGCGTCTCAAATATGCTTTCTAACTAAAAAGAAGGAAAAGGATGGTAAGGATGTTATCGGTAACATAATTAAGGTACGTATGGCTAAATCTCGACTAACTAAAGAGAACAAGCAGATCGAAGTACTACTTACATATGACAAGGGTCTTGATAGGTACTATGGTCTTCTTGAGCTTGCTGAGAAGTATGAGATTGTTAAGAAGGTAGCGAATAGGTTTGAGATGCCTGATGGTGCAAAGGTGTACGCTAAGGCAATCTTGAAGGAGCCTACTAAGTATTTTACAGAAGACCTACTTGCTCGTATCGATGAAGCTGCACGGATGGAGTTTACTTATGGCTCTACTGATGACTACGAGATCGAAGAAGACGAACTAGCAGTATGACACCAAAGTATGCCATCCTTGAAGCAAAGGATGATAAAAGTGTATGTCCTATAATGATTGTGGAAGGTGAATACGAGAACGTAGTATATACCTACGATGTAGTTAAGATATCTGAAGAAGGTGTCCTTTCCTACACATACAACATCCTCAAGGGCGAAGCAAGTGGTAAACATTTTGAGAATACACTAGGTGACATTCTAGTGCAAATGATTGAGGACAAGGTTTTTGATGACGATAGAGACGAACATTCTTAGTCAGCTAATCCACAGTGAGCAATACGCTCGTAAAGTACTTCCCTTCCTAAAAGAAGAATACTTCCAAACCATTACCGATCGGTTACTCGTAACTAAGATCAAGGAGTACATGGAGAAGTACAATGTACCTCCATCTAAGGATGCGTTGTACATCGAGTTAGAGAATACAGACTCACTAAGCGAAGCTGATTATAGCAACACCGTATCACAAGTCGAGCAGCTAAAGCTAGACGACAATGTAAACGAGCAATGGCTTATTGATAAGACCGAAGAGTTCTGTCAAGAGAAGGCTGTGTACAATGCCATTATGGAATCAATCCATATCATCGATGGCAAGAATAAGAACAAGACAAAGCAAGCTATTCCACAAGTACTATCGGAAGCACTCGCTGTGTCTTTTGATAACCACATTGGTCATGACTTCATAGAAGACTATCAGCAACGATTTGACTTCTACCATCACAAAGAAGAAAGAATACCTTTTGATCTTGACTACATGAACAGGATTACTAAAGGCGGTCTTCCTCGTAAGTCTCTAAACATCATCCTTGCTGGTACTGGTGTAGGTAAGTCTCTTGCCATGTGTCACTTTGCTGCTAGCAATATGATGGAAGGTAAGAACGTACTGTACATTACAATGGAGATGGCAGAAGAGAAGATTGCAGAACGTATCGATGCAAACTTGCTGAACGTCAAGGTTGATGAGCTAGTCAACCTTCCAAAGGATATGTACGATAAGAAGATAGATGATCTTAGACAAAGGACTCCTGGTCGACTTATCATTAAGGAATACCCAACTGCATCAGCACACTCTGGACACTTTCGCCATCTAATAAATGAGCTAAAGATTAAACGCAACTTCATTCCTGATATCATCTACATAGATTATCTAAATATCTGTAGCAGCAGTAGAACAAAGGCGATAGGAGGCACTATAAACTCCTATACGTACGTTAAGGCAATAGCAGAGGAGCTGCGTGGACTAGCTGTCGAAAAGAACGTACCGAT